GCTGTCGGCGACCATCGCCACGGTCTGCCCTTCCAGGTGTCCCAGTCCGTTCCAGACCTGGGTGGCCTGCGCTGCGGTGAGGCGAAGCCCGGAATCGACCATCAGGTCGTCGTCCAGCCGCTCGATCAGCACGCCGTTGGCGCGCTCAATCAGCAACATGGCCTGGCCGCCAACGATGGCGACGGACAGGAAGCGCCCCTCGGTCTCGTGCAGGCTCCACGCCGCGATATCGGCATTGCGATAGATTGCGATGCTGACGAGCGTGCCGTCGGTCATGATGATCAGGAAGAGCCGACGAGCTCGATCGAAATCCTGATCGAGCGGCTCCGAGACGAGATGCCGTGCCAGCAGGGCGAGATCGGCGGCCTGATAGGCCTGCTCGGTGTCGGCGAACAGGAACTCCCGGATCTCGCGGCCGTTGCGCCCGGCGAACAGCGTCGCGCCGTCGACGTCGCGAGGAGGTACATGACGATCGAGCGGAGAGCCGATGCGGCTTTGTCGCCCGACTTGAATGTTGATCGGGGTGAGCGGCTCACCGGTGACGATCCACTCGCCCGTGCTCGTGAACACCTGGAGGTGACGGCCGGACATGAGCGCCTTGATGGCCGGCGAATCGTCGGCGGCAAGCTGGAAAGCGATCGCCTCGGCGTCCAGACCCTCGCCCAGATCGAAGTTGAAGTAATCCCCCGTCTGCGAGAGCCAGAGAGCGCTCGGCAGGTCCCGGGAACCGCCGATCACCGTCCGATTCTGATGGAAGGAGACCGAAGCGGGCCAGCCACGGGCATCGCTGAATGCGAGCTCGTCCCAATCCTTCGTCGAATCGGTGTCGAGCAGATCCTCGAGCGCGAGCCCGATGGCCTCCGTGCTCGTCTGAATGTTGGTCAGGAGCACGCGTTTGCGCTTGAGTCGCACGGTCCCGCCGAGATGGCCGGCAAGGAAGAAGGGATGAGAGGTCGTCAGAGTGACCGTTCCGGTCGTGGCGCTCGCCTGGATCGCGACCGCGAGGGGGGCGAAGCGGGCGAACGGCGCCAGGGTGAGCTGCGGCTCCAGCTCGGCGAATTGCCACTCGGCAATGGACCAGACCGTATCGCTCTCGCGCATCAGCCGCTGCGGCGGGACCTCCGGATGGGTGATCAGGAGGCTCTGATCGAGCTGAGCCCAGACGATCTGGCGCAGCTCGATCTCGCTCCAGGGAGTCGTCAGGGACGCGCGCCATGCGTTGTCGCGGTATATGTCGACGCGGAAATCGGAGAACGCGAGCAGATACGCGAGCCCGGCACCAAGCTCGAGGGCGACGAGACGCCCCGGCCCTGGTGCGGTGGCGACATAGGCCGACCCGGGTCTGCGGCGTACACCGCCCGTCGTCTCGACGACCACGTTGCGAAGTCGGGCAGCGCCGTTCTCGTAGGCCCTGAGGTCCGTTCGACCAAGCAACCGCGGATCGAGCTCGCCGGCGCTGAAGTTGGTCTGCGTGACGAAGGCCTGAGTCATGCCTGGCGCGCCTCAATCAGGGAGAAATGCTCCAGTCGGGGCGGGGAGTCCTGCTGGCTGTCGACCAGCCTCGCGAGCTTCAGCTCTTCCTCTGCGAGCCGCGCCAGGCGCTCCGCTCGCGCGGAATTCTCGGTCAAGGGCAAGCAGAACTCGGACGCGAGACGGCTCACCAATGCGTTGCTGAAGTACGGCGGAAAGTCTCCCTCGCTCGGCCGAAAGATGTAGCTGAGAACTACCGAGTCGGCGTTGGTATGCAATTGGCGACGGATGATCTGAAACTGCAGTCCTCGAGGCCGACTGGCATCGCCGGCCGACAGTGCCTTGAGCAGATCCTGAGGTAACGCGTAGGCGTGTGCGAAATCGGACACCGGGTCGCCAGTCAGCCGCGCCAGGGATGCCTGCGCGGTGGCGAAGCTCCATGGATGGGCGCACAAGAGGGCATCGCGCACCAATGTGTAGAGGCGGGACGCCACCTCGGCCTCGGCCGTGCCGTCCTGGAACGAGCTGATGGCTTGCGCGCCGAGTTTCACCAACGCGCTTGAGCACAGCTCGACGCTGCTGATGGCCATAATTTTAACCTTGAAGCTGGAGGTTCGTAACTACGGGGCGCGTGGCGCTAGATCGACCAGCCGAGTTGCGGACGGAGCCACCGAAGAAATTGCTGCCGATCGACCGAGAGAAACGCGATCATGCAGTCGCCCCTCTGGTAGCCGATGATAACGGGCCGATCCGGCAGATCGTAAATCGTGACCTTCTCGGGGCGCACCGGGAATTCCGGGCGTTGATTGGCGTGCCAGAGACGCACGAAGGATTCGAGCATCCCATCGTCGAACCCATAGCGGCGGACCTGCTGCGGGAGTCTTTGGTCGAACAGATCGGCCGAGATTCCCGGGCATGCTGGCGCCGCGGCCGGCTCGGCGGCCTCGCTGGCCGGCACGAGCATCGTTCCCAACAGCGACAGAACTATCAGCGCGTGTCTCGGCATCGCCGTCTCCTAAGAAGAGGGGGCCGCGCCAGGATGCTCGATCGTGGCGCGGCCAGGTCAGGTCCGGCGCGGCACACGACATGCGCTCGAGCGATGAGCTCGATCGCTGGCGTGTGCCTGCCCTGCCGGACCAGGGAGCTCTCACTCAGTCGGTGTCGGCGGTGCCGAAGGTGGAGATGTTGGTGACGTTGACGACACCGCCGCTGCTGGTCTTGACGATGAACACGCCGCTCTCGATGGCCACTTCGGTATTGGTGTTGGCGAAGACGAAGTCGCCGACTCGCAGCATGTTCGCGGCGGCGTTGAAATAGCCGGTCGTATCGACAGTGGCGGACAGATCCGGCGTCTTGTAGTGCCAAAGCGTGAAGCCATTGGCGTAGGCGAGGGCACTGAGGTTCTTGGAGCTGTAGGCCATGACTTAGCTCTCCAGGCAGGGCAGCTCGATGACGCCTTCGGCGTCGATCAGGCTGGCACCCTGGCTCATCGAGTTCGACACGAAATGGGCGGCGCGATCGCCATGCCAGGTGATGTCGGTCACGACCTCCTGGCCGATCGCATGGCCGATAGCGCTCTTGTGGTACCAGAAGCAGGTCCGCACGCCCGCATCCAACGACAGGCCGGAGTGCGGGAACCAAAGGGTGCCCAGCCAATGCTTGGCCTGGGTGCCGCGCCAGGGCAGATCATCTGGCCCAACGAAATCGGCGCTCGCGAACTCCGGAATATCGAGCAGGTCCGACCACTGCTTCCAGCCGATCACCGCGTAGCGTTGGCCGTCGTCGGGAACGTCCTTCTCCCCGAGCATCTCGAAGGCCTCGAGCACTTTGGCCTTGGTCAGACCGTCGGTGTCCGCGCCCGCGACGTTCGCGGTGGCTGTTAGCGCGGTGATGATCAACTCGTCGGTCTTTCGACCCAGGGCGAAGGCTCCGGCGCTCGCAAGCACCTGACGCTCGTCGATGTTGATCTTCAGCTCGTCGAGCTGATCGACCCAGTCGCCGGCGTAGAAGTCCTGCAGCTGGCATTCGACCGGAGTGTGGTCGACGTTCATGACCGGCACCTTGCCGTGCCGCGCCTTGGTCGAGGCGGCACCCTTGCCGACCTTCTGGAAGACGGTCGAGCTGCCGCGCACGCCGTTCTTCATGCGCACGGTGTTGCGTAGCTTGGAGCCCATCCGCTGGTAGGCTTGATGGACCTCCTCCTGGAAGTGCTTGATGAAAGCCTGGTCAATCGTGGTGGACACGTTCGTCCCTCCGTGATGGTGGCGAGAGACGACGCGCGGTTGGTCCTGCGTCGCAGGGCCGCGGTCTCGGCGGAAAGCGCCCCGCCTGGGCGGGCCGAAGCCGGCGGGCCGACCGCAGGGGCCTCAGACCAGGTCGGAGGCAACCCTGCGGGTCGGTTTGGTCCGCGGCTCGGACTGGGGAGAAACCTCTAGGCTGCTCTTCGCTGTCGTCCCGACGCGAGCCTGTCGAGAGATTGCTTCGGCTGGCGTCCGGTGGCAGCGTGGGCGATGGCGTCTTGTGGAAGCGGACCATCAGGCCAATTCGCCAGTCAGCTTGACCACGTCGCCCGGTAGCCAGGACAGGGCAGCGGTCTTGTCGGCGGCGAGCGTGGTCAGCCCTTTGAGCACCACGCCATCCGGCGAGAACGTGACGTCGGCACCCCCGAGGTTGTGCACGACGACCTGCGTGCCGGCGTCGAGGACAGGGACCGTCCAGGTCTCGGCGCTGGCGCCCGCGAAGATCTTCTCGCGGCCGCTGTCGGTCTGCACGAAGGAGTATGTGCCGGCAATGGAGTCCTGGCCGATCAGATAGTTGCTGATGGTCCCGCCGTTCGCATCGAGAGAGGTGAGCGAGGCCAGCGTGCCCGCGGTGGCGACCGGAGCGAGACCGCTCACGCCGCTCGCCGGCACCTCGAGATTGGCCTCGACCACGTCGAGCTCGATGTCCTGGCCGCTCAGGGTCACGCTGATCTTGTCGCTGGCCGGCGCGACGCTTCGAAAGCGGAGGTCGGTCCCGACCTTGCCGTCGAACACGCCCACGCCAGCGGTGCCCAGGTTGGAGGCGGTGTTGGCCTCGCCCGGCGTTCCGCTCGAGGCAGCCGTGATACGCCCCTGTTGGTCGACCGTCAGGCTGGCGTGAGTGTACGATCCCGGCGTGACCGCGGTGTTCTCCAATTGCGCCGGGCCGACCACGCCGTTGGCAATCTTGCCCGCGGAGACCGCCAGAGCCGCGATCTTGGTGGGCGTTACCGCGCCCGCGCCGATCTTCGAAGCGGTGACCGCTTGGGGCGCGATCTTGATGCCATCGACAGCGCCGTCTTGAATGTCGGCGTTGCCGACGATGCTTTTGCCGGCGAGCGCTCCTGCGGTCTCCGGATAGGTAACGAGCTTCGACCGCTCGGCGGCGGTCATGATCTTGGCGGCCGCCGTCTCGGCGATCTGATCGGCACTGTAGTCCTCGGCTTGGGCGACGATCGTACCCGTGCGACCGAACACGCTATCGACCGGAGCAGCGCCGGCCGCGACCGTCACATCGACCCGGCTCTCGGCCGCATTCCAGACCGCAGAGGCACCGGATCCGGCGAAATTGATGGCCAGGACGCCGCTTTGCAGCGACACGCCCTCGTCCAGAATCTCGACGCCTCGCGTGCCATCGCTCGCCGCGGTGATGCGGCCCTGCTGGTCGATCGTGATGTCGGCGTTGGTATACGCCCCCGGCGTCACGGCCGTGTCGGCAAGCTTGCTCGGGCCGACCGCACCGTCGGCGATCTTGCTGCCAATCACCGCGTCATCGTCGAGCTCAGCCGGGCCTACCGAGTTCTTACCAGCCAGGGCCCCGGCGCCGGAAATGTCGCCGAGAGGATGCTGGTGCAGCCTCGCAGCATACTCGACCAGGAACGACCAGACGCTGCCCGTCCGGCTGAGATCGATTACGTACCGGTTCGGCACACCTGCGCGGATGGGCTGATCGACGGCATTGAGGATGTCGATGGGATGACCGGTCGCGTTGCTGATCGAAAGACGCCTGCCAGCCGATGGGTCCAGGATCTTGACCTGTGCAATCGTCGCGTCCGAGGCGACGTAGAGAGCGACGTTTTCGTCGGGCATGATGGTCGAGACCCCGCCGACCGGGGTCGGGGCCAGGGCCGACACGCCATAGATCTTAGACGGCCCGACCGCACCGTTGGCAATCTGGGCCGTGCCGACGACGTCCAGAGCGGCCAGATTGCCGGCTCCCCCAATCTCGCTGATCTCGTAGTCGCCGGCCTGCGCAACCACCGCACCCGTGCGACCGAACACGGTCTCGACGGGCCCCGCACCACCGGCCACGGTCACGTCGATCCGGCTGTTCTCCGAATTCCAGATCGCAGCAACGCCCGAGCCAACGAAGTTGATTGCACCGACGCCGGCCTGGAGCGAAAGGCCTTCGTCGAGGACCTCGATGCCGCTGCCGCCCGGAGCGCCGCTGCTCGCTGCCGTAATGCGGCCCTTCTGGTCGACGGTGATGTTGGCGTTGGTATAGGAACCCGGCGTCACTGCCGTATTGGCCAGCTTGCTGGGGCTGATGGCGCCGTCCGCGATCTTGTTGCCAATCACCGCACCGTCGGCGATCTTGCTGCCGATCACCGCGCCATCGTTGATGTCGGCCGCCGCGATCGTGCTCTTGCCGGCCAAGGCGCCCGCGCCGGTGACCTCGCTGAGCGGATGCTGGTGCAGCCTGGCAGCATACTCGACCAGGAACGACCAGACGCTGCCCGTCCGGCTGAGATCGATCACGTGCCGGTTCGGCACACCTGCACGGATCGGCTGATCGGCGGCGTTAAGGATGTCGATGGGGTGACCGGTCGCATTGCTGATCGAAAGACGCCTGCCGGCCGAGGGGTCCAGGACCTTGACCTGTGCGATCGTCGCGTCCGAGGCGACGTAGAGAGCGACATTGTCGTCGGGCATGATGGTCGAGACCCCGCCGACCGGCGTCGGGGCCAGGGCCGACACGCCATAGATCTTGGAAGGCCCGATCGCACCGTTGGCAACGTGGGCCGTGCCGACGACGTCCAGAGCGGCCAGATCGCCGGCGCCGGAGATCTCGCTGATCTCGTAGTCGCCGGGCTGGGCCGTCACGGCACCGGTGCGGCCGAACACGCTGCTTACCGAGCCGCCGCCTCCTTCGACCGGCGACCAGGTGCCGTCGCCGCGCAGGAAGGTGGCGGCGTCGGGCGTGCCGTCGGCGTCGATGTCGGCGACCGTGTGGCTATGGGCGGCCTGTGCCAGACCTTCGATCAGCTGCGCGCGGCTGGCTTTGCGCGAGGTGCCGGCCTGATTCAGCTCGAGTTCGTCGGTGTCGGCGACCGCACCCGCGGCCGGCAGCTCACTGATGCGCTTTGCCATCACGCAGCCTCCAATATGCGCGGCTGACCGGCCTCGGTGAGGCGCCTGTCGCCATCCTCGGTAAGGCGCGAAATCGCGCCACTCACGCCATCGATCGTCACATCCGGGCTGTCCGGCCGGACCACTATCAGGCCGAGCGGGGTCGTGGCGCCGCTCAGCACGACGGTGTTCCCGATACCGGTGCCATCCATATTTTCGAGCAGGGTGCCCCCCTGCTGTCCGACATGAATGCCGGCATACAGTCCAGGATTGTTGAGCGATGGATCGCGAACCCAGTTGCGATCCACGCGGAAGTCACGTTGCGCCGTCAGATGAATGCCGTCGCGCTGGGTCGTGTCGATCGAGCAGCGCTCGATCAGTCCGTTCAGCCGATGCTGGCTGGGACCGGCCGCGCCTTGGCCGCTCAAAGCGATTCCATGGAACGAGCAGTTTCGGACCGAGACCAGCACCACCGTGATGTTGTCGCAGTCGTAGGCGATCAAGCCGGAGCCGTTTCCTCCGACCGGATCCGACGCGCCGATGTTGAGGGCGCGCAGGTCGGCGCAAAGCCAGCGATGGCTCGCCTGCTCGAGATGGAAACCATCGCCCTCGCAGCTCTCGGCACGGCAGCCGATGATCTGGCCGTCGGTCACGCGGGCGAAGCCGAAGCCCATGCCCCTGCTGCTGGATTCGCCGATATACCTTCGGGCCACGCAGCCGATCACGCTGACTTCGCTCGCGCCATGGGTTGGGCAATTCAGCTGGATGGCATCGCCCGGCGTGCCGCTTCCCACATGCTCGAAGGCGCAGTCGCGGAAGACGAGTCGCGTGAGGCCGGGCCGGTCGGCAGCCAGAACCC